TTGTTAAAAGAACCTGATGAGTTAGATAGGCTGCTTAAAAAGTTATGTCATGAAGAAACAGAACGTGACTATTATTCAGGCCCAAGAGGTAAAGCAATACAAATGTTAGATATGTCTAAAGAGTATTGTAAAAACTTGCTTAACGCAGGTCAATCTCTGTCTACTGTATGGGGAGTGCTTGATAATGAAATGGGTAAGGAAAAGATTAATACTAATACTATTCCTAAGCCTGAGTTCTTATCAATTACTAAATAATAATATCGGTAAAGCCCTGCACATTTGTAGGGCTTAACCTTACAGAAAGGTAATTATGGTAGATGAAGCATTATACTTCTTTAAAAAAGATGTAGGTAAAAAAGTTTACGAAATAGAATACGAAGCAACATATGTTACTAAGTGGCAAGTACTTGCTAATGATGAAAACGAAGCATTTAATAGTTGGTTAGAAAACAACAAACAAGATTTAGTAACTGAAGATGGTAAAGACTGTGTATGTTCTTATGTTAAAGATTATACGCAAATGGGCAAAACGCAAGTTATTGCAGAAATTAAATACAATAAAAAAGATGATGAGGTATATGCAGATGAATCTTAAAGATCAAGTAGACATACTAGATAAAGCAACTAACAAAGCTATCAAACAAGTCGATAAAGAACGCAAAGGTAAAAGGCGTAACTTTATAGAAGAATGGTTTAGATACGTAGAGTTAGTAAGCAAACAATTAACTAAATGGATGAACTAATGCACATAGATAAATATAAAATATTTTCCATGGATTATACTTGGAAAAATCAAAAAAGAAGTAAAGACACATCAGTAAAACAAATGCTTACATCAGATGAATGTATTCAAGGTAAAGATTTTATATCTTTATTAGATAGTTTAGATGACGCTTGGCATAAACATGAAGGTAAAGATTGTAAAATAGAAGTTACCTTTGAACCCTATGAGGAGTAATAATGGATATAAATATAATAGACGAACAAATTAAACCTAAAAAACTTAAACCAAGTGTAACTCAAAAATATGGAGTATTAACTGTTGTATTAGGTCATGATTTACATAAAAGAGCAAAAAACTATACAGAGTTACATGGATATAAAATGGGTACATTAATGAAAGCATTACTTAACTCTTATTTAAACGAAAAGGAAAACAATGTATAAATTACACGTAATTAAACCATATGAAAGTAACCCAAAAAAAAATATAAAAAATACTAGAACGCCAGATGAAATGGTAGCTGAAGTTATAAATGTTAATAGTACAATTAAAACACATGACTATACTAAAAAACCTACATTTCAAGATATGTATAAAGAAATAGGTTGTAGTATGATAGAAATGTCTAAAGCATATTATCCTGAATATTCTAATAGAAAAGATGGGTATGTAGATATATATATGGATGAAGAATTTCTTATGAAAGAAGAATCTAAACCAAATATAGGAGCTACTGTTGCTTGGAAAGCATGGCAAGATAAGACAGGTCATATGGCATTGCCAGGATCTATTTTACATGGTACAGTATGTGTAATACAGGAGGTAAAAGATGACGCAGCATAATGAAATAATAAATGAACTTAGATTAAAACTTAAATCTAAAATAGATGAAATCTTAAAACTTCGTAAAGATTTAGATTTAGAAAAAGAAGAACATCAATTAACTCAGCTTAAATATGAATCTATGAAAAATAACTTAGATAAATTAATAACTGATAAACTAAATGCAGCAAGAGCTGCTGTTGAAATAGCAGCAGATAAAAAAGGAGTAAAATGACGGAACTAAAAGATGAACATTTAGAAACTATTTCTAGCAATAGAGGTAAAAAACATGAAATAGATAAAATGGTAGAACAGTTATCTGATGCTAAAGAATCAGTAGCTGTGCTTGGAAATGCTATAGAATGTGGATTTTTATATGATAAACATTCCTTGATTTTACAAGAATGGATTGTAGAATATAAACAATTAATTGAACAGTTAGATACACATCTAACAGAAATGAGAACACATGGATGAACGTGCACTTAAAATGATACTTGCTGCAAAGCAATTAGAAATAGATAAACTTAAACGTAAAATAAAGGAGATGGAAGAAAATGATAACACCAGACAGCGAGACTCTGAGACTAGAAAAAAGACAAAGAGGACTGCAAAGAGTAGCGACAGCAATTAATGATCTAAGTATATATGGTATATATCCAACTAACTTTCCAAAGTTAATTCAAGTATTAGAACACGCTAAAGATCATATTAAAGCTGAAATTCTAGCTACTAAAAAACGTATGGTAGAAAAATCAGAACTTATAATAGAGGAAGTATATACAGATCCATTAAAAACTGAAACTCAAATAGAATCAGATAAAATTAATGATGAGTATATTAAAAAAGGTATTTAAAAATTCTGTGCCTGAGTACTAGAGACGTCAAATTAGTACAGATAGAGCCAGATGGGAGACTGTCTGGCTTGTTTAAAATAATATGATTCCAAATCGGATGTATTACTGACGTGGGTATTTATTTTAAATTTTAGTCATCTTTACAATCCAAGATGTAGGAATATTAGTACGATCTCCATAAGTATAAGATCCATCTTCTTCAATATATGCTGCAAACAATTTAATAGAATGTTTGTCTTTAGAGAATAGCCAACCCTCGTTTACAGGTGTAGCTAGTTTCATGTTAGTAAATTCTTTATGTTCAGCCCAACCTGAGTCACTTATACAGTCAAGCCACTCCACTCTATATTTGTCGTAAGGAAAGGTTTTAGATTCCTCAGAAGGAAACCAAATGTTCTTTTTAGTGAAGCGTTTCTTTACCATTAGAAGCCCATATAAAAGTTGAAGGATCATCTTGATCTAATGCATCCATGATGTCTGAAGGAACAATTTGTCCTTCTTCGTCAAAAACTAACTTAAGATATGTGCTGTAAATAATTGCAAGAGCCATTGCGTCTGCAGCTCTTATAGACATATTGGGATTTTGTCTTTTAATAAAATTACCAATAGCATCTGGTTTAACACCATCTAAGAAATGTTCAGAATATTGAACTTTGCCTTTAGGAAACTTTAATATTTTTGTCATATTTACGTACCTCTGGCGAGGATATCCTTATTAGTTATTTGGGTTGCAGTAGAAAATCAATGTTATTTTGTATCTTAGGTACAAGTTTATCATAAACAATACGCCATAACATAGAATCATCGTAAAAAAAGTTCTTATTTTTCCACATATCGTGGTAATGACTATAGAATTTAGAGCATATATCAACAGCATCTATGTCTAATTTACTCCAAAAGTCTTTTTCACTCATACCATTAGTATGTAATAAATGATGATGTTTATAACAAAGAGGAACAGTAAATTGATCTCCAACTTTCTGTGAGAAACCTCTAGGCATAGCAAAAGTTACATGGTGAGCTTGTGACTGAGTATTTTGACATAAAATACATGGATTAGAAGCTACCCATTTTAGGTATTCTTTGTCCTTGATTCTTTGTACCTTGTCCTCTGATAGTATTGTGCACTTTTTTGTAGCCATAATATATTGCTAAATCTGATAGCCCTTCGTGTACTTGGTTAGATGCTCTGCGTTCTGACATACTTAAATGATATGCTATCTCAATGATACCAAAATTATAATGACAAAACAACTTCATAATTTTAGAAACTCTTTTACCAAGTTCGTCATCAACTTCTTTAACTGCGAGTGCAGCACCAATAGCAGATGCTATAAAATCTTTGTTGGTACCATCAATTCGTTCTTTTAGAACATTGCCTGTACCACCACCTTGAAGTTCGCACATAAGACGATAACGAGATCCAGCTTCATATTCTTCAATAGATATGAGCTTACGATGAAACATATACATAAGACGAGATTCTCTAATATTTAGCCATACTTTACGCTTGTCTAAAATAGTAGAAATAAGCTCAGGTTTTTCAATGAGACGCATAAGATATTTTATAATTTTCTATAGCTTTATCAACGAAAGATTTAAAATTTTTATTCTTATTGTATAATTTGTTTAATCTAAAAACTCTGTTTTTGTTACAATTATGTAATCGAGCAATAGTGCTCTTACACCCATACACTTGTGTAGGGTGCAATAGCCATGAAATTAAAATACTTAAATTATATATTTTATAATCTTTACTATTTTTAACAATTTTTTTACCTTTTAATGTATCAAGAGATACACTATAAGATATACTACAATACTTTTGAACATTAATAACCATAAGGAGATAAACATGAAGATTGAATATAGACATAGTGCTTCAAAAACTAATAGTTTTATAGATAGTCCACCACATTGGATTATCAATAATTTATATGATTTTGATTCACAACCCAATGCACGAATGATAATGGGTAGTGTAGCAGAGGAAACTGCTGAACACGCTTTGCAAAATCAAATCACTGATGAAGAAGTTATCATAGATTATGCAAAATCCAAATACATAGAACTAAAAGGTAATGAAACTGACGATGAATGCCTTTGGTCTGGTATAATTGCTAATCAATTTGTTAAGGAACTTCCACAATTTGGAAAAGTTATTTCTTATCAAAAATCATTACAAATACCAGGTAATAAATATGGCTTAGAATATGATGTTATCGGCAAAACAGATTTTGAATTTGACGATGTAATCATAGATACTAAGGCTACTGCATACATAAAAAGACTAAAATCTGGTGCTGTAGATAGCAGGTGGTACCCAAAAGACGCTGATTTGCGTCAACAAGCCCTTTACAAAGACCTTTTCAATAAACCGACAGCTCTACTGTATTGTTCTTACAAGGACGTTCACAGCGTAGATATGGAAGGTAGAGAGGGACATTTAGAGGTCATTATACAAGCTATGAAACATATAGAACATATTATTAAAATAGCTAAAGATAAGGAAGATATAGTTAAAATGTTTCCGTTAACTATGGACAATTTTAGATGGGGAAAATCAGATAATGAACCATCTAGAATATATGCAAAAAACGTTTGGCAAGAAGCTTTTAAATAGGCTATAAGAGTTGATGCAGAAAATAGGACAAATAATAAAACAAATAAATAGGAGAACAAACATGGAACACGAAACATTTGAATGCTCATTTAAAAAAGCATTTGAGAAAGATGATGGTCAAGTGACTGTCTACGTTACAAAAGATAATGGAACAGATATGACAATTTATGGTGAAGCTCTAGGCTCTCAAAGATGGCCTACAGGAGCAAGACTAAAAATTGATGCTCAACCAGTTAGAACAAGTAAGACAGGTAAACAATATCAAACAGCATCTAGAATAGAATGTTTAAGTGAACAATCTGCTGCACCTACATCTAATATGGTAAGTGCTACTGGAGTTCAAGCTGTTAGAAATATGTCGGACCAATTTTCTGAAAAATATAGATTAACTATGAGTAATCTTATAGCATCTTATATGTCAGGTGGTAAAATACCAACTGATTCAGAATTTCAACAAATTGATAATTACGTCAGAAAAATATTGGAAGCAAAAGCTAATAGTGTTGAAGAAATACTAAAAGACGATGCACCATTTTAACAATTTCTTATCTCCCTCGAGTTAGAAAACTAGGCATTGCTACAAAGTGGTTAAAGACCCATGTAGTAGTGCCTTTTTATTTATAAGGAATTTATGATTGAATTATTAATGATGTTAATTATCCCAACAGAAATAGATCCTGCAAAATTAACAATGAAATATGTTCTTAAAGAAAAGTTTATAGATTACAAAACTTGTGAAGAATATGTAGAAGAAAACTTATATTACAAAGATACTCAAGGCGTAGGAATATTTTATAAAATAAATACCAAAGAATATCAAGTTATGTTAACGTATTGTAAACCAGTAAAGGAGAAAAATGATTAGTGAACAACGATTAGAAAAAGCATTAAGTTTTTTAGCTGAAACAGATGAAACTAATGCAGAAGCAAATGCTAATGTAAAGTATCTTGATAGATTACTTAAACGTAAAAAAGCATTACACATAACAGGTAACATAGAAGATAAAAGTATATCTGCAAAAGAACAATCTTATTATGCTAGTACAATTTATAAAACTGCAGTAGATGAAATATTTAGTGCTGAAGTAAAAGCATCTACATTAGAAAACAAACGTGATAAAGAAGGTTTAATTATAGATCTCTTTAGAACATTAGAAGCGAGTAGACGTAAAAATAATATATGATTTATAAGTTTAAGAAATGGGTTATACTTCCTGCTTATACTGAAATTGTTATTAGTGCGAAATCAGAAGAAGAAGCAATAAAAATAATTAACTCAATAGACTCTAAAACTTTAAGCTGGGAACAAGTTGAAACAATTGATCAACGAATGACGTATGAAGTTATAGATGAAAAGCCCTGAGCTAATCTTATTTAGATCTATTATAAATCAAGCATTACATGATGCTATGTATGATGGTTTAAATAAATATTATATTACAGATAAACGTAATGCTATTGATTGGCTTATAGGTAATTCAGTAGATTTTAAAACTATATGTTCTTGGGCAGATATAGATCCTGATATAGCTTGTAAAAAATTTACTGCTGCAATGAAACTAAATACATATGTATTAACAGAAGATCAATACAAAGTATTAAATAAACCACGTAAAGAGTATAAACATAAAGGAAAATTTAGGTTAACATTCAATGAGTAAAGCTTATAATAAACAAATAGGTGGTGATCACTACCAAAAGTATAAAATTCAACCAAGCAAATTTGTAGTAGAAAACAAACTTCTATTCCCAGAAGGATGTGCAATTAAGTATATTATTAGGCACCAGGACAAAGGTGGTAAAGATGATTTACTTAAAGCAATACACTTTATTGAAATGATAATAGAAAGAGACTATTAATTAGATAATGGATTTGCTGTGGATATTTTTAATTCTTCTAACTGTATTTTCAATAACTCTATTTCTTTGGCATTAATTAAAGGTTTAGTATGACCATGAGTAACAGGATGTTCATGTGTACTATCTATATTTTCTAATGCTTTTACTTTTTCTTCTAATACAGCAACCATAGATAAATCAATTGTTTTAGATGCGTTAGTTAATACATCAATTCTAGTCATAATCTCACCATACTTAATAAACCCAGCACCTATACTTCCTATAAGTCCAATAATAACTACGATGTTTGTAAGATTTTTTTTAATATCTTTAACCATTTTTTAACTCCCTAAGTTCTATTAATATTCTTTGTTTGTTTATATTTAGTTCTTGTAATGTTCTCTCTTTAATTCCTATACTATCATTAGTAATATAACTAACTAACTGTACTCCATTATATATCAATCTATTATCAATCATATTAAGTTGATCTAAGTATATATCTTTTGGTATATAAAAAGGTACATTATAAACAGATAAAGATGCTTGATTTTCTGTCATAGCATCTATTTTAACTAAGTTTTTAAGTTCTAAATTCTTTACATGATCTTTAACTTTATCATCTATCTTTGCCATAATTACTTTTAATTTAGGCTTAACAGTTTTTTCCGATTGTACTTTTTTTTGTTTGGTATTTTTTGACTTCTGAACAATAGATGTTGTAACAACTTCGCTATTGGATTCTTCTTCTTTAGTTTCTTTTTCTTCATTCTTTGCTGCTACTTTAATAGTTTCTTTCTTAGTCTCTTTAATAACTTCAGCAATAACTTCTTTCTTTAATGTTTCAACTGCTTTAGTTTTATTCATTACTTGAACAACTTCTTCTACTTTAGCAGTTTCTTTAATAGTTGCTGATTTAGATGTTGTAACTACAATTTCAAAATTCTCTGTAAGCTCTACACTTGTTACTTTACCACCAGTTTCTATGTTTAATTTTTCACTAATACTTTCTTCAAGTCCAGATATAACATTCCATATTTCAGACTCATTAAGGTTTGCTGTACCTAAACCTTCGTTCATATCTTTAATTTCTTGTGCAGATAAAGGTTCGTAATCTTCTACAGGAAAATCTAAAGCCATTTCAGCTCCTAATAAATTTGGCCCTCTTAAAGCTGATGATGTACTTTCTGATCCATCAACTCCTGTCCAAGACCATTCATATTTATTAGCATGAACTCCGTTATAATGTAAGCTATCATCAAATGATCGTGCATTAGAATTGTAACCAGCATCTGTTGTTCTTATTTGAGTAGATGAAGCTAATACATTTTCATCTGCATCTAAAACTTTCATAATAATAGTATAAGAATCAACAACACCTACAGAATTACCACATTGATAATTAGAACC